AAAATATAAAATCAATACAAGACAAATACAGACAAAGCAATCAAACTCTCGAATTTTCAAGCATTCAAGCAAGTTACACAAACAAAGCAAAGTAAGCCAACAGTTTTCTGTAAGATCATTTCAGTTTCGTCTTTCTTTAATCGTACTTGCAATTTCTTATTTGTAATTTTAGTATAATTTTATATAAGCAATGGCACAAATCATGATTGGAAGCATTATGGTTCCCTTAAACAAGGAATCTAGTGTTTCTGAGAGTAATATAAATATTAGTAGTATTATTCCTAAAACAAAAACCAGTACTCATATCGAGGCTGGACTCAAAAACATGTCTTTTAATTTACAACCAACCACTGATCCATTCAAAGCGATAACTCTAGCTTGCAAAGAAAGAGTTGCAAAGTTTGGTGATATGGTTTTTAAGACTAGAAGAGGCATTACCACAATGGTGCCAAAACCAGCGCGTTTAGTGGAAGAGGAAAAGAGAGCAGCTGAAGCTCTAAAGCGATTTATGGAAGTGGAGTGGACTCTGGAAGAGATCGATCCTGATGCTGAATATCAAGTACCAGATTTAAGACAGAGGGGCTCCCAAGTGTCCTTCAAGAGTCCTTATCATAAGAGGACTCCAAAAACTGCAGAAAAACTGAAAGTGATTAAGCCAGTGCAGGGAAGCAAGAAGATTCAACATGTAACAAATGCGCTGCTCAAGATTGTTAAGAACAACAATCTAATTCTTGAAGTTGCTGACAGAAATAAGAAAGCAAATCATGCAACTTTCTCAAAATATGGCTCAACTTATGGCATGCACATAATTGTTAACCATATGGTTCGAAAGAGACGCTCGGTTGATGTGCGGCTTAATGGTCTCATGGCAAGCATCGCAAAGCAGGAAGCAATTGGATTTGAAAAGTTAAATGTTAGCACATTAAGAGAGGGGCACAGTGGACTTGTGTTGCAAACTAAAACAGTTCCAAACTGCCACTTTAATAATGATGACATAACAATTGTGAGAGGTGTAATAAAGAGTCATGGAGTACCTTGCTTAGTAGATGCTAGACAGAATTTGAATCATCAGCAACTGAGTAGGATAAGAGAATTCTCTGCAGGAGATTTGTTTTGGAAAGGATACAATCAGACTTTCATAGATAATAGACCAAAAGACATTGGACACACGTGTACATCAGATCTCAATGTAATTCAATGTGGTTCTGTGATGGCGTTGATGACTCTAGCACTATTCCCGTGCGGAAGAATCACTTGCAAAGAATGTGTGGAGGATTTTCATAATCAGAACAATAGGGAGAGATATGCAAGAACAGAAAGATTTTTAAGCCAGGCAATGACTCTCCTAGCACAAACATACCCAGAATTCAAACACTCGAGAGACATCTTGCAATTGTTTCGTGAGCGTTTAAGTATGGAAAACTCAAATGCAGAGGCCTGTGTTGAGACAAACAAAGCCATAACATCACTTACAGAGACTCCATTTAACCACATAAGGAAGATAAATGAGGTGCTTTTAAGATATGGTAGCCTGACAAATGATGAGGTGGGGGTTGCAAGTGCGAGCTTACTTGAAATTACTAGGTACATTCGAAACAGAACTGATTCCATCCAAAGGAATGACCTAAGTAAGTTCAGAAACAAGATTTCCTCAAAGACACACATCAACCTAGATTTAATGTGTGATAACCAACTTGACAAAAATGCAAACTTCATGTGGGGTCAAAGAGCATACCATGCAAAACGATTTCTGTCGAATTATTTCAGTGTGATTGATCCATCTGAAGGTTACGACAAATTCATCAATAGAAAGTTACCCAATGGTACGAGAGAACTTGCAACTGGCAGGTTAATTGTTCCTACAAACTTTGAATCTTTTAGAGATCAAATGAAAGGAACCATGGTGGACAATAGACCAATTGGCAAGGAATGTGTTTCGCGTGTTAAAGGAGCCTTTTGTTACCCGTGCTGTTGCACAACTGATGATATTGGCAATGCAATTTTGTCTGAATTTAAAATGCCAACAAAATATCATTTAGTTCTTGGTGGTCAGGAAGCAGCGAAATACATAGAGCTACCATCAGATAGCAGTGGCATGATGTACATAGCAAAAGATGGGTATTGCCATATTAATATATTCTTTGCTATGTTGGTGAATGTGTCGGAAGATAAATCAAAGGATTTCACGAAAATGGTGCGGGATCAGATAATGCCAAAGTTAGGTCAGTGGCCAACAATGCTAGATGTTGCAACAGCGTGTTGGTACTTAACAGTTTGGTTTCCTGACACACTCAGTGCTGAACTTCCAAGAATACTTGTTGATCACAAGTTAAGCACCATGCACGTTCTGGATTCGTATGGTTCAATAAGCACAGGATACCATGTTCTTAAGGCAAACATTGTTTCCCAATTAATCAAATTTGCCAGTGACGATCTTGAGTCAGATTTGAAGTTTTACAGAGTTGGTGGCAAATCATTGACAGGGCAGGTGATACAGTTTGACACAAAAATGTTAATCTCAAGTATTTACCGACCAAGGCAGATGGAAAAGATCATCAATGAAGAACCATTTGTGCTAGTTCTAGCAATGCAGTCACCATCAGTTCTTCTGGCCCTATTCAATAGTGCCTCGCTAGAGAAAGCCGTGGAGGTTTGGCTGCACAAAGACATGCGTGTCTCACATGTGATGACAATGCTTGCCCTCCTGGCAGCAAAAGTAAGTGCAGCTAAAATGGTGAATTTACAGATGGAAATAATTGAAGCTAGTGCTGGCCACTTTCTCGCTGCAATGGACACCATTCATAAGCCAATGCACTCCATCAACACAGCAAACATTTTCTTGATGAACTTGGAAGAGGGGAGATCGACTGACAGAACAATTGATGAACTTGGGTTCCACTCTTTGAAAAAGTCTAGTCAAGTACTCATGGAAAAAATCTGGGCAGAGGATTTAGAGCAGCAATGGCTAGGTTTAAGATTGTCACAAAAGTTTTATTTAATAAAGCAGTCATGGAAGCAGCGGGCAAAGTATTCCAAAATACTAGCCCAGAGAGACGAGCTAGGTGCCAGCGACAAGTTCAGCGCATCACTCAGATTGTCAGTAACAAGCATTAAGAATCAAGCAATCAGTTGCAAGAAGAGAATGGTCATCACAAGTAAGAAATGTTTGTTCAGTGTGCAGAAAATGGTGGCAATACAAGCCTTAAGAGTGTTTAAGCGATGCATGAGTAATATGGTGGACGTTCTTAATGTGCTAGCAACAATTACGCTCCTGATGGGCATTCTGAGTCAAGTGAGATCTCACATCAAAACTGTCACATCATACAAGCGCGTTTCGAAGGAAGCCAAAGTCCAAGATGATCTGTACAGAATCAATGATTATTATGAGTTGTTGAAGGCTCGTGATAGGTACACAGTGGATGAGTTTCGCAGTAAGCTGGAATCACTAAACCCAGAACTCCTAGAAACTTTCGATGAGTATTACAAGGAACCAAAGTGGTTTGTCATGGAATCCAAATCAAATGACATGGTGGCTCTTGAAAAAGTAGTGGCTTTTACAGCACTCGTTATGATGATATTTGATGGAGAGAGAAGTGACTGTGTTTACAAAATACTGAATAAGCTCAAAGGCATAATTTCAACAACAACTCAAGACGGCTACAAATTTCAGAGTCTTGATGACATTAAGCCTATGTTGGAAGACAAGAAGGGTGTCATTGATTTTGAGATTGATGAGGGTGACAGCAAGATAATATGCAGCAACCAAACAACATTTGTTCAATGGTGGGACAATCAACTTCAGAATGGGAATGTCATCACACACTACAGAACAGAGGGTCATTTCATGGAGTTTACCAGAGATACAGCACAAGAGGTTGCGCACACAATAGCCCACAGTGATTTCAAAGACATTTTAGTGAGAGGGGCTGTTGGATCAGGAAAATCGACTGGCTTACCATCATACCTTAGTGAAAAAGGGAAGGTGCTGATGTTGGAGTCAACAAGGCCGTTAGCAGAAAATGTGTTCAAGCAGCTCAAGAGTGATCCCTTCTACAAGAACCCAACACTTCGCATGAGAGGAACAACGAGCTATGGTTCAACACCAATTACAATCATGACAAGTGGTTTTGCACTCCATTTTTATGCAAACAACCCTCAGTTACTGAAAGAGTTCCAATTCATAATCATAGATGAGTGTCATGTTCTAGATGCTAATGCAATTGCATTTGTCAGTTTGCTCAAGGAGTTTTCATTTCAGGGGAAACTTGTCAAAGCATCAGCGACACCACCAGGAAGAGAAACTGAATTCACAACACAACACAAAGTGTCATTGGTAACGCAAGACCAACTTTCCTTTGATCAATTTGTGGCCCAGCAAGGTACAGGTTCCAATTGCGACATGATTGATGTGTGCGACAATATACTGGTATATGTCGCGAGTTACAATGAAGTGGACCAGCTTTCAAAGATGTTACTGGAGAAAGGGTTCCTAGTGACGAAAGTCGATGGGAGAACCATGAAAGGAGGAAAGACTGAGATTGAAACGAGGGGGACAAAAGCAAAGAAGCATTTTGTTGTTGCAACAAATATCATAGAGAATGGAGTAACGCTTGATATAGAGGGTGTTGTAGATTTTGGGTTGAAGGTTGTTCCTGAGTTGGACGCAGATAGCAGGGTGATGCGCTATTCAAAGCACAGAGTTTCATTTGGTGAAAGAATTCAGAGAATTGGAAGAGTTGGCAGGCACAAAGCTGGTAAAGCACTCAAAATTGGTACAACAGAGAGAAACCTTCAGAAGATCCCAGAATTGGTCGCTACAGAAGCAGCATTCTATTGCTTTGCATATGGGCTTCCAGTCATGTCTGAGGGAGTGTCCTCCAACATGCTGAGTAAATGTACAGTACCGCAAGCCAAGACCATGATGAGCTTTGAACTACCAATCATGTACACAGTTAACTTGGTTAGATTTGACGGTTCAATGCATCCATCCATACATGAGTTACTTAAACCATACAAGCTGAGGGACTCAAATGTTGTTTTAAACAAAATGGCTATACCACATGGGAATGTCAAAAACTGGATTTCAGTCAGAGAGCTCAAATATGTTGGTGTTAGAATTGATATTCAAGAGGACATCCGAGTGCCCTTCCATGCCAGAGATATACCAGACAAGTTACATGAGAGGATATTCGAGGCTTGCTTGAAGCACAAAGGGGATGCAGGTTTTGGAAGACTCAGCGTGGTTAGTGCATGCAAGGTGGCTTACACTCTACAAACTGATCCTACATCACTGCAAAGAACGATCAAAATCCTGGATGAGTTAATAGCAAGAGAACAAAGGAAAAGAGAGTACTTCCAAAGTGCTTCAAACACAGCATGCTCTGGTTCGAGTTACTCCTTGACGAGCATCATCAACGCAATTAAGGCACGGAACACCTGTGATTTCACCCAAGAAAACTTGAGCGTGCTACATAGTGCTAGGCAGCAACTGATGGAATTCAAGAACATAAATTGTGATTTTTCTAGACCATCAACACTTGATGAGTTTGGTGCACTGGATTGTTTGCAGTTTGAATCAGCGAGTGAGATAAGCAGGCATTTGAAACTCAAAAACCACTGGAATGGATCATTGTTGGCTAAAGATATGCTTATAGCTTTAGGCGTTCTCGGTGGTGGTTGTTGGATGTTGTATACTTACTACAACCAGGAAGTGTCCAAAGAATTTAAGTTCCAAGGGAAAAGTAAGAGAACAAGACAAAAGTTGAAGTTCAGAGCGGCAAGAGACATGAAGGATCGTTATGAAGTGCATGCCGATGAGGGGACTTTAGTGGAAAATTTTGGAACTCGTTATTCAAAGAAAGGCAAGACAAAAGGTACTGTTGTGGGTTTGGGTGCAAAAACAAGACGGTTCACTAACATGTATGGTTTTGACCCCACGGAGTATTCATTTGCTAGGTATCTTGATCCAATCACGGGTGCAACATTGGATGAAACCCCAATTCACAATGTAAATTTGGTTGCTGAGCATTTTGGCGACATAAGGCTTGATATGGTTGACAAGGAGTTACTTGACAAACAGCACTTATACCTCAAGAGACCAATAGAATGTTACTTTGTAAAGGATGCTGGTCAGAAGGTGATGAGGATTGATCTAACACCCCACAACCCATTGTTGGCAAGCGATGTTAGCACAACCATAATGGGTTATCCTGAGAGAGAAGGTGAACTCCGTCAAACTGGAAAGGCAAGGTTAGTCGACCCATCAGAGTTGCCCGCGCGGAATGAGGATATTGATGCAGAGTTTGAGAGTCTAAATCGCATAAGTGGTTTGCGCGACTATAATCCCATTTCACAAAATGTTTGCTTGCTAACAAATGAGTCAGAAGGCCATAGAGAGAAGATGTTTGGAATTGGATATGGTTCAGTGATCATTACAAATCAACATCTGTTCAGAAGGAATAATGGGGAGTTATCAATTCAATCCAAGCATGGCTACTTCAGATGCCGCAACACCACAAGCTTGAAGATGCTGCCTTTGGAGGGACATGACATTTTGTTGATTCAGTTACCAAGGGACTTTCCAGTGTTTCCACAAAAGATTCGCTTTAGGGAGCCAAGAGTGGATGACAAAATTGTTTTGGTCAGCACAAATTTCCAGGAAAAGAGTTCCTCGAGCACGGTCTCAGAGTCCAGTAACATTTCAAGAGTGCAGTCAGCCAATTTCTACAAGCATTGGATCTCAACAGTAGCAGGACACTGTGGAAACCCTATGGTTTCGACTAAAGATGGATTTATTGTAGGTATCCACAGTCTTGCTTCATTGACAGGCGACGTTAACATCTTCACAAGCTTTCCGCCGCAGTTTGAGAACAAATATCTACAGAAGCTCAGTGAACACACATGGTGTAGTGGATGGAAACTAAATCTTGGAAAGATTAGTTGGGGTGGAATCAACATTGTGGAGGATGCACCTGAAGAGCCCTTTATAACATCCAAGATGGCAAGCCTTCTTAGTGATTTGAATTGTTCATTCCAAGCAAGTGCGCAAACCAAGTGGTTGTTGAAGGAAGTGAAGGATAATGTGCAGGCAGTAGCTCAGGCCCCAAGTGCTTTAGTTACAAAACATGTAGTGAAAGGAAAGTGCGCATTGTTTGAAGTGTACTTAGCCAACAACCAGGAGGCAGAAAAATTCTTTAGACCTATGATGGGCTTCTATCAGAAGAGTAGATTGAACAAAGAAGCTTATACAAAGGATCTCATGAAATACTCGAAGGTGATTGATGTTGGCTTGGTTGACACTGAGAAGTTCGAAAAGGGTTTAACTAAAGTTGAGTGCATGCTAAGACAAAAAGGGTTCACAAATTGCAATTACGTGAACGACGAAGCAGACATCTATGCAGCACTAAATATGAAAGCAGCCATGGGAGCTTTGTACTCAGGGAAAAAGAAAGATCATTTCGAAGGCATGCCAATGGAAGAATTTGCCAAATTCATTAGAGCAAGTTGTGAGCGTCTGTTCAGTGGGAAAATGGGAGTTTGGAATGGCTCGTTAAAGGCTGAACTTAGACCACAAGAAAAGGTTTTGGCAAACAAGACAAGGTCCTTCACAGCAGCACCAGTGGACACATTACTGGCTGGAAAGGTTTGTGTGGATGATTTCAATAACAAGTTCTACAGTCTCCATCTTGAGATACCCTCCACAGTTGGTATCACCAAATTTTATGGTGGTTGGGATTCATTGTTGAATAAGCTACCAGATGGATGGGTGTATTGTGATGCTGATGGCTCGCAGTTTGATAGTTCTCTAACACCATACCTGATAAATTCTGTTCTGAGACTTCGACTGAACTTCATGGAAGAGTGGGACATTGGTGAGGAAATGCTTAAGAACTTGTACACGGAGATCATATATACACCAATCCTAACACCTGATGGTACAATAATCAAGAAGTTCAAAGGGAACAACAGTGGACAACCATCGACAGTTGTCGACAACACACTAATGGTGATAATGGCTATGTACTATGCAGCAGAAAAACTTGGTGTGGAAGGAGATTTAAGCGAGTCCATTGTGTTCTACGCCAATGGTGATGATTTGTTGATAGCAGTGCACCCAAGTCATGAGTGGTATCTAGACCAACTTTCTACACTTTTCAAAGAGTTGGGCTTGAACTATGATTTCTCAAGCAGGACAAAGAATAAAGGTGATCTCTGGTTCATGTCACACTGTGGTATAAAGAAAGAAGGTTTGTGGATTCCCAAGTTGGAGCCAGAAAGAGTAGTCTCAATCCTTGAATGGGATAGAGCGGCAGAGCCTGAACATAGGTTGGAAGCTATTTGTGCATCCATGATCGAAGCTTGGGGTTATGATGACTTGCTCAATCACATACGCAGGTTTTATTTATGGGTTCTTGACCAAGCACCATACAAACAGCTCAGCGCAGAAGGAAAAGCACCCTATATCTCAGAAGTTGCGTTGAAGAGTTTGTACACTGGGAAACCAGCTACAAGTTGTGAACTAGAAGTGTACAATAAGATCCATCAAGAGCAGCACGATGAGTTTGATGACAGCCAGATGAAATTTGTTTTCCAATCCGACAAAGAGAAGTTGAATGTTGGTGAGCAACAAAAGTCAAAGGATAAGGAGTCAAGACAAAGAGATCAAGAGGGTGAAAACTCAAACAGACAAATCATTCCAGACAGAGACATCAATGCAGGAACCACTGGGACTTTTTCAGTACCCAAATTGAAGAAAATATCAGGAAAGCTTTCACTGCCCAAAATCAAAGGAAAAGGACTGCTGAACTTGGACCACTTGTTAGTTTATGTTCCAAACCAAGATGACATCTCTAACAACATAGCAACTCAAGAGCAGCTGGAAGCGTGGCATGAAGGAGTCAAGAATGCGTATGAGGTGGATGATCAGCAAATGGAAATCATATGCAATGGATTGATGGTGTGGTGCATAGAGAATGGCACGTCAGGTGATCTTCAAGGTGAGTGGACAATGATGGATGGAGAGAAGCAAGTAACATTCCCACTTAAGCCAATTCTTGACTTTGCCAAACCAACATTGAGGCAAATTATGGCCCACTTTTCCCAGGCAGCTGAATCATACATAGAGTTCAGAAACTCAACAGAGAAATATATGCCTAGGTATGGGCTGCAGAGAAATCTCACAGATTATGGACTGGCCAGGTATGCATTTGACTTCTACAGGTTGACCTCAAAGACACCAGCAAGAGCTCGAGAAGCACATATGCAAATGAAAGCAGCAGCAATAAGAGGAAAGTCAAACCACATGTTTGGACTGGATGGCAATGTTGGAACAGACGAGGAGAACACAGAAAGGCACACAGCAAATGATGTTAACAGGAACATGCATCACATTGCTGGAGCACGATTTTAGAGTATCCGTCTTTAAATTCTCCGTTAATTTCGAAGTTTTACTATTATAGCACTATGTTAAGTGAGGTTTTACCTCCATTTCACTTTAAGTATAATATGTAATCCATTCTCTCTATTCTGACAGAGTAGCTAAGTGAGGTTATACCTCGTTGTGAATCTGATCTTTATAGAGCGAG